CGACAACGTTAGTTTAAATCAAGCTTTGGATGACTTTACTGAATGGTATGGTAAAGAAAAGACTCCAGTCTGGGGTAATGGCTCAACATTTGATAATGTTATTCTATCTCACGCCTACGATTCATTAAACTTAACTAAACCTTGGCCATGGTATCTTGACTATTGTTATAGAACTATGAAGAACATGTATAAGAAAGTAGAACCTAATACTAGAGAGGGTGTTCATCACAATGCTTTAGATGATGCAATATTCCAGGCAAATCATTTAATTAAGATTATGAGACAAATATGAAAATAGTCATTGTGACAGGTGGGTTCGATCCTATTCATTCAGGCCATATTAATTACATTCGAGAAGCTCGTGAATTAGGTGATATGCTTATTGTTGGCCCTAATTCAGATAGATGGTTGGTAAGGAAAAAGGGTCGTGCGTTTATGAATTATAGCGAACGCGCCACGATACTTTCTGCGATAGAAGGTGTAGATCATGTAATGTCTTATAATGATGACTGTGATAATTCTACAGAACTCATTCAAATGGTTTATCGTAATTATCCCAACGATGAAATTATTTTTGCTAATGGTGGTGATCGAGGCGAAGGCAATGTTGCTGAAGTATCATTACAAAATGTTATTCCAAATCTTAAATTTGCTTATGGTATTGGTGGAACAACAAAGGCTAATTCTTCAAGATGGATCTTAGAAAAGTGGTCACATGACAGAGAAGAAAGACCTTGGGGCTGGTATGACGTACTTAAAAACTATCCAGGTTGTAAAGTCAAAGATATTAGAATTCATCCCAATCATTGCATAAGCTATCAAAAACACAATCATAGATCTGAGCTTTGGTTTGTAGCTTCGGGTCAAGGTAGAGCCATTGTTGGAGATAATGTAATACATCTTGAACCTCTAACATTTACTGTTGTACCTCAGGGTGATTGGCATCAACTTATTAATGGTTCAAATGAACCACTTCATATTATTGAAATCCAATTTGGTGACAAGTGCGAAGAAAGTGATATAGAAAGAGGATAAACATGAAAGTCTACATTAATAAACCCAAAGATAGTTGGATCTCCCCATATGAGATTGTTGAGAGGATAATCTTTTGGCGTAAGATTGACTACGACGAACCACTAGTTGAAAACATAATTAAGTACACAAAGCTTGGTTGGTTCTGTGATAACCTCTTCACTCTTAGAAAGATAGTTGAAAGAGATATACGCTATATTAAGATTGATAAGTGGGATACATGGTCTATGGATTCTACATTATCACCCATCATCCTACCTATGCTTAAACAGCTAAAAGCTACTAAACATGGAGCTCCTTATATAGATGACGAGGATGTACCAGCAAAACTAAGAGCTAACCGTGATACCAGATATAAGAGTACTGTAGATCCAGACCTACATAAAATTAACGATGAAGTTGATAAGAAGTTCTTCAAGCGGTTTGACTATATCCTTGATGAGATGATCTGGACTTTTGAACAACTATCTATTTGGGATAATGAAGCTAAGTTTTATACTCATATGACAAAAACTATTGATTGGGATAAAGATATTAATAAATCAATACGCAATATCAAAGTCGATCGTGTTGGGTTAAAAAAACATCACGCACGTATTGATAATGGTCTTCGTTTATTTGGAAAATACTATAGAACATTATGGGATTAATATGAAAATAGGATTTACTTGTTCGACATTTGATTTACTTCATGCAGGTCATGTTGTGATGCTTAAAGAAGCAAAGCGACATTGCGATCATTTAATTATTGGGGTGCAGACTGATCCTACTATTGATCGACCATCTAAAAATAAACCTATCCAGTCTGTGTTTGAAAGATACGAACAGTTGAAAGCCTGTAAGTATGTGGATGAAATTATTCCATATGCTACAGAAAAAGAATTGCTCGATATCCTTTTATCATATAAAATAGACGTCAGATTTGTAGGTGAAGAATATCGTGAGATAGATTTCACTGGTAAGGACTTAGGTATTGAAATTCATTACAACACTCGTAGGCATAGTTTCAGTAGTTCTGAATTACGTAAGCGAGTATTCACAGCAGAAAAGGTAAAAGAATAATGGCAAACTATGTATCAACAAAAAACTATGGTAATGATTTAGGACTTAGTTGTTGTTTTAGACAATGGCGCAGTACTCATAGTCATTGTTCATTACTACACGGTTACTCAATAGGTGTTAAAGTAGTATTTGAAAGTGAAACTCTTGACGATCGTAATTGGGTTATGGATTTCGGTGGTCTCAAAGCTTTCAAGTCTTGGTTGGACTATATGTTTGACCACACTCTTATTATTGCTCACGATGATCCTTTCTTAGATATATTTAAAAAATTAGCTGAATATGGCCTTCAAGATAAAGGTGGTATTTGTGATCTTAGAATAGTTGAGGCAGTTGGGTGTGAGAAGTTTTCAGAAGCAGCCTTCAAAGAATTAGATACTATCATTAAGACATACCAACGAGGTGAAGCTTATAATTTAACCTCACAAAGTGGTGAAGTATTAAAGTCGTTCACTAATCGATACCCTGTAGGTCAAGGAGTTAAGTTACGTTCTGTAGAAGTATTTGAACATGGCGCTAACTCAGCTGTATACGAACGATAATGAAGATAGCCTTAATCACGGATACTCACTTTGGTGCAAGAGGTGATAGTATTCCGTTTGACGAATACTTTAAGAAGTTTTATAGCGAAGTATTCTTTCCTGAGTTAGAGAAAAGAAACATCACTACTGTATTTCATCTTGGCGATGTATTCGACCGTCGTAAGTTTATTAATTTTAATATTCTCAATTCTTGTAAGCAATACTTCTTTGACGAACTAAAGAAACGAAATCTTACTTGCTACATGTTAGCTGGTAATCACGATACCTATTTCAAGAATACTAATGAAGTGAATAGTCCTGAGCTACTCATATCAAAAGAATACCAACCTAATGTTAAAGTCTTTAGTACCCCTGAAGTAGTGACAATAGATAACTTCTCTGTTCTTATGTTGCCTTGGATATGTTCTGGTAATTATGAAGAAGTGATGGAAGTTATTAAATCAACTCTTGCTCCAGTTGTATTCAGTCACTTAGAACTAGCAGGCTTCTGTATGTATAGAGGTGTTATGAATGAACACGGTATGGATCCTTCTATCTTTAATAAGTTTGATCTAGTCTGTTCAGGTCACTTCCATACAAGGTCATCGAAAGGTAACATTACATACATTGGTAATCCATATCCTATGACCTGGAATGATTATGAGGATGTAAGAGGCTTCACCGTGATGGATACTGATACTTTAGAGATGGAAGTAGTGAGAAACCCACACGACATCTTTATTAAATACAAGTATGATGATATTAGTAACGATGAAGAAAAGACAGACATGAAGCAGTTTGCTAATAAGTTAGTTAAGTTGGTTATTATTAACAAGACAAACTTCTTTAAGTATGACCTATTCATCGATAGACTAAACAAACAAAACCCAATAGAATTAAAGATCATAGAAGATTTTTCTGAGTTTGAGGCTGACGCCTTAGACGATGATAATCTTAATTTAGAAGATACAATTACTCTTTTAAATCAATTTGTAGATGGAATTGAGACTGATGCTGACAAACCTAGAATCAAGTCTTACTTAAAAGATCTTTACTTAGAAGCTCAAACGACTGAATCTATATGATATTATTTAAAGAAGTTACTTGGCGAAATATGCTTTCGACAGGTAACAGTCCTATTACTGTTACTCTAAATCGTTCACCCACTACTCTTATTGTTGGTGAAAATGGTGCTGGTAAGTCTACCATCATCGATGCTATTTGTTTTGCTCTATTCAATAAAGGGTTTAGAAATGTTTCTAAATCTCAACTTCTCAATTCTATCAATCAAAAACAACTTGAAGTTACATTAGAGTTTGTTATTGGTTCAAGAAACTACAAAGTTATTAGAGGAGTTAAACCTAATAAGTTTGAAATCTATATTGATGGTGAACAAGCTAACCAGGATGCCGATAGTAGAGACTTTCAAAAGTACTTAGAAGATCAAGTATTAAAACTAAACTATAAAAGTTTTACTCAGATTGTAATCTTAGGTTCAGCATCATTCACTCCATTCATGCAGCTATCTCAAGGTCACAGACGTGAGATTATTGAAGACCTATTAGATATAAGAGTCTTCAGTACTATGAATTCACTTCTAAAAGATAAAGCAAGACAGCTCAATGATCTTATTAAAACTCTTGATGGCGATCTAAACATTCTAAGAGAGAAAGCTAGAATTCAAACTGACTACATTAAAACTCTAACTAATGATCAGAAGTCAAGAAGTGATGAAACTAATGATATCATTAAGGGTCAGCAAAAAGAAATAGAAGATATAAACATTAAGATAAAAGAAAGCCAGGCTAAGGTTCAAGAGCTATCATCTATGATTGGTCCTAAGGATGAATATGTCAAAGAAAGAAAAGGTCTTTCAGATCTTATAACCAAGTTTGTCGAGAGAATGTCAAAGTTAGAACAAGATATTGACTTCTACCACAATAACGATAGCTGTCCTACATGTAAGCAAGGTCTACCTCACGATCTTAAAGAAGATACAATAAAGAATCATAAAATTAAGATGGAAGCAATAGATCAATCTTATAATGAAATGAAGAAAAAGCTAGACGAACTCAATAGAGAGATCGATCGTATGGAAGATATCCAGAGTCAAATTACAGACGAGAATATGACTCTATACAAATATAACAATACGATATCAGCAGCACAACAATACATTCAACGACTAGAAAAAGACTTAGAGAAGAATCAGAATGTAGCTAGTATTGAAGAAGAAAAGGCTAAGCTAAAAGAAATATCTAAGGATGGTATTGCTCTTGCAGAAGAGAAAGCAAAGAGAAGTGAAGATAGATACTATCAAGAAATTGTATCTAACCTTCTAAAAGACACTGGTATCAAGACTAAAATAATCAAGCAGTATCTACCTGTTATTAACAAGTTAGTTAATAAATATTTGGCTGCAATGGACTTTTTTGTTAAGTTTGAATTGGATGAGTCCTTCAATGAAACCATTAAATCAAGACACAGAGATGAATTTACTTACGATTCATTCTCGGAAGGTGAGAAACAAAGGATCGATTTAGCTTTGATGCTAACATTTAGATCAGTAGCTAAAATGAAGAATACTTGTAACACTAACCTTGTTATTATGGACGAGGTATTCGATAGCAGCCTTGATCATAATGGTACAGATTATCTAATGGACTTACTTAATACATTAGGAACAGAAACAAACGTATTTGTTATCTCACACAAAGGTGACATTCTATTCGATAAGTTTAGATCTGTCATTAAGTTTGAGAAACATCAAAACTTTAGCAGAATTGCAAGGGGGTAGTATGAATGAAGATTTTGATTTTGGATTCACGGCAGTAGATGAAGACGAACTTGAAGCAGTACAAGCTGTAACTCAAAAAGCGGAAGCGTCATCTAAGACAGTTAATCAGCTTGAAGAAAAGATTGATAAGTTATATAATGCAATCATACCGCTGTTGACCAATCTTAAGAAGAACCCAGAAAAGGGTTACATCTATTGGCCAAACAGAACATCAAAGATTGAACAATTCGAGACAGTATTACAAAAAATTATTGAGAGTTAATTATGAATTCAAAGAAGCGTTATATTGATTTTAATGAAGCGAAAGGTCTTGTTGGTAACATAGCAAGACACATTCAAAAGAATAACACTCGAATCACAGCTGTGATTGGAATTGTAAGAGGTGGATTGCCTCCCGCAACAATGTTAAGTCACTACTTTGGTGTCCCTCTTTATGTTATTGATTATAGCTTAAGAGATCGTAATAACGCTCAGACATTTAATTATCACGCAGTAGAGACAATTACAAATGCACATGGCACTATTGGTCAAGATGGACATGTTCTTGTTATAGATGACATTAATGACTCAGGTGACACATTTAAAGCTATTTGGAATTTTATTGATGAAGAGCTATTTGCACCAAAAGGTTTTATCTATGCTGCGCTACTAGAAAAGTGCACAAGTAAGTTCGATTGTGACTTTTATGGTGAAATCCTAATGGATGATCAATGTAATGATTGGATAGTATTTCCATGGGAAGAATGGTGGCAAAAGTAGTTGACTAATTTATGAATTTAATATATAATGGTTTTTGTCAAGTTCAGCCTTTGTTCTTTGACATTCCTGAAGTATTAAACGGTAGCCCAGGTCTTT